ATTTATCAAGCGAGGTCGTTAAGAACTCTGATAAGTATTCTTTCCAATCAACGAATCCCGAATTTAATTTTCCCATTACATTTTTAAATGTTTTCTTAAATGGTATAAATGCTCCCGACCAAACTTTTCCAATTTTTCTTACTAAGTCTTTAGACAAATCTTTGACCATTTGTTTCATTTTTATATCACTAGAAAATGTCTTAGTATTTTTTATTTTATTATTTGGTATGATGTTTCCATTTTCTTTTGGAACGAATATTTCCGGGCCGTCTTCACCAACAACATACGCATTTTTATTTTGTACAGAACCGCCTTTAGCTCTACCTTCTAAACCTTTCTCGTCTTCTTTCTTACCAATCATATTGTATAAAGAAGTTCCGCCAGCAACTGCCAACGAACCTAATATTAAAGGAATTGCAACTTTAGGATTTTTTATCTTTGTAAGTAGAGAAGCTCCGCCCTTTGCTAAATTAGGAAGTTTAAATAATTTACCATATTTTCCTAACCCTAGTGCTCCTCCTGCTAAAGCACCGCCGCCAGATAATACACCAGAAAGTATCTTAGGAATAGCTTTAAATAAGAAATCAAATAATCCATTAGAAGATGTTTCCGAACGTAAATCAGATATTTTAGAATCAATAGATTTCAAAGCATCTAATTGTAATAATTGTATATCTTCCTTAACACTAAAATTTTCTTTAGATTGAGAAAGATTAGTTGTAGGAGAAGTTATAACAATGGGTTTTTGTTTTTTAGGAACAAGTAGCTTTTTAAAATCTCTTGCTAAATTTATTTCCTTATCTAATCCAACAGTTTTAATGAAAGAATCAACACTTAATATCTTTTTAGTTTTTTCATCTAATGATTTTTTAGTCTTAGATATTAAATTTTTAGTAGTATTAATAGATAATAAAGTTAAAGAGTTTTTCTTTTTCTTTTGCTCAATTAATATCTTAGAATCAGATTCTATTTTTCTAGTTAATTCTGATTCTTTGCGCTTTAAAGTTTTTAACGATTCGGTTTGTTTTATTTTTTCTTCTACAATAGACTTAACGCTATCCAACTGTGCGTCGGATAGCTCTTGTAAAGTCTTTGCCATTTCATTTAATATTCTTGCAATATCGTTAGGATTATTAGCCATATCAATATTTATGTAACCATATTATTTGATACAGCATTTTGTTCAGTTTTGTATTTATTTAACCTTTCGTATTTCCATTGCATTTCATAAAAATCCATGCTATCGAAATAAGGTATGTGTAAATTCAAACTAAGATGAAACTCTATATCTAGTATCTCATCTAAACTTATACTTGGGAACAAAGAAATCGGCGCGAAAGCTGACAGGCACTTCGGTAACCCCCTCACAATGAACACACGTAGCTTTTACTAAAGGAGATACACCAAAATCTATATCCTGTACATATGAAGTTAAATATGCTAAATCTTCTGGATCAAGGTCAGATATAAATTGACAAATCTTTGACATTGATTTCTGTTCCCCATTTATAGTATTAACCAAAGAAGCTATAGCAATTGTATCATCATCATATTTTGTTATACCATTCGCCATAGCTGATTTAAAGGTTTCTATTCTTTCTAAATCTCCAACCTTAGCAAATCTAAAAGTAACTACGTCTTCTGTATTCAATAACTTCAATTCAAAATTTGGATCATAATTTTCTTCAATATATTTAATATCAAATTTATCCACATCAAAATGATAATGGCTTTCTTTTTCACAATGTTCACATTCATATTCTGTTATGAAATTAGCATTTTTATAAGTATTAGCTCTAAGCCAAAATATTAAATATATCTTATCTTGCTCTAATATATCTTCTACTGGTAGACCTTTAATGGTTGCGGAAATTATCTCATTTATTATTCTATTATAATTCTTTTCATTTAACGTACAAAGTTTCTTGACTTCGTTATTTTTTAAACCACGGCCTCTTAGCTTAGTTCCTTTAGGATATAAAACATATCTAGATGGCAAAATATCTATATCATGATAATTATCAACTTCTTTTCTTTCTTCTGGAAAAGGATTGTTTGCTGTTGGAACTAATTCATTCTCAGGAACTATTCTTGGTCTTCCCATTTTCTCTCCTATATTGTGTCGAATCTCTTTCTATTTATCTTGGTTATTATACGTCTCTTCCGACTTTCTTACTATCTGCATAATAATGGTCACAATTAAATGTTATATCGTATGTGATCTTTTCTTGAGACGAATAATCATAAGAAGCTGGAGAAGCTTTTAGAAAATAACAATCTTTAAACGAAACTCTATATGAATGTCCACCTACTAATCTATTACCACCATCAGGAGTAAATACCGCAACATCAATATTATCAATTCTTCTATTATGGTGATATCCTTCTTCGTTAATATTCAATCTAATTAATTTATGTATTAGGTTCTTTACAGTTCCCTTTTCATCTTCTTCAAATTTTATAGTAAATTCAAATCCATTATGAAATAACACTGGAGTAGTTCTAACAAATGGTCCTGCGTATGTTTCTATTTTATTAAAAGAATAATCTGGTAATTCAACCGAAACAGCATGGTAAGATCTAAGATTAAATACATCTTCCATGCTCCCAATTGGACTACCATTCTCATCTAATATTTCAGATACATCAAAATAAACTAAAAAGTTAAAAGATCTCTGAATGGATTTCTTTTCATAAAATTCATTTGTCCTTGTTGTCAATGGACCAATTTTTTGGAAAGCCATTCAGAAAACCTCTTTATTCTTTTATGTTTGAATTTAACCCAAAGCTAGCAGTAGTAGCATCATATTGCTTTCCGTATGTCCAATAGTCAAACTGGAAAGTAGCAGTAAATCTGATAGCTTCGCTGTTTGAATAATCTATTGAAACGGAATCAACATTCTGTAGCCAAGAATTCACTAAAAAGTATTTATTTTCTAATTCTTCACCATTATAACGATATGCTTTTATGGTGATTAGATCACAAATACCTACAGTTAATCCTGGACCAACTAAGCCACCATTATCGCCACGCTTTCTGCTGTGATCTGAGTGTCCTTCATGTATGTTGAAAATCTTTTGTTGCCAAGCGAACAAGAAATTCTGAATGAATTGACTTTCAGTTTCTTCAAACACAACTTGCATCGTGTTTCCAAAAGTTGGCTTGCCAGGAAAGAACTGCTTCATTGCACCAAAGTTAGATTCTATTGGTTCGTTTCCTCTTTCTGGAATTGAAAAACTTCTAGCTCTTAATGTCAAATCTTCTTGGCTCTTTCCATTTATCAAAGAATAACCTTTTTCAAAAACAATCTCATACATGAAATTCTTCTGAATGTCAGCGAAATTCTTTATCTTTCTTCCTTCTATAAACATGCCTGCCATTGTTTACTCCTTACGCTTCACCAACAGTAACAGACGATGCAGTTATTGTTGTAGTTATTTTTACAAACTCAATTGTATATGCAGGTTGAATGAATATATCTACGTTTAATATGTTTTGAGCAATTGTAGTTTCTGTATTGTTAGTATTGTCACATACAACTCTATAACTAGAAACTCCATTACCAACATAAACATTATTCATAAACGAATTTACAAGATTGAAAACCCTTTCGCGTTCTTTAGGAGTATTACCTCTAAACAAGAATGCATTAAGAATTTTCTCTGCACCATTTTCTACATAATTTAACATTCTTCTTACATTAATTCTATCTCTTGCAGTTTTTTGTAATTGAGCAGTCTTCTGTCCCCAAATTACATTACCAACTCCATTTAAGAATTTTATAGTGTTTAGATTATAATTTTCATACAATCTTCCTGCTACGTCTGGTGTTAATATTACTGATTGTTTACCAGCTGCAATTACACCTCTTTCCATGCCTGCTGGAGCTTCCCATGGTGAAGAAATTCTATCAGTTCTTGCAATAACAGCAGCAGCAAATATTGAGTTAGGTAGATATACTCTTGATGAATTATATCTATCAAATACTAAATTCCATCCAACATATTTACCAAAGTAAGAATAATTAGTTATAGATGACTGGACACTTGCGTTGTCAGCAATTATTGTTTGTTCAGAAGTAGAAGCTAGTGAATTAGCCTGAACAACTGCGAACATATCCATTCTCTTTCCAATTACAGAATCAACTTTCT